ACTTGCACTTCAGACTCAGTAGCGGCAATCAAAGTGACTGCTGTCTCAGCGGCTTTAGCAGTAGCAGAACCACGAGTAGGTGCAGGAATGTGAATGGTGTCACCTTTCTTGCCCTTGAAGTTCATCTTCATAACGAGGTTCGCAAGAACCAAGTTTTTCTTATAAGCCGCTACGATTTCATCTGACCAAATCTCAGGGATGAAATTGGCGGCGGTAGTGGTGGTCACCGAATTGGTGGGGGAAAATGATGTTGCCATGTTGTATCTCCAATAAAATCAAAAGTTAAGTTATTTGACTCGTCCCTCTGCGTATGCCGTCATGATTTCATCACTTAAAGCATCGTATCGGTTCGGGTCTTGCATCTTCAGCCGAATAAGGTCAGCCCTTCGATAGACTCGTTTTCCTGATTCACCAGTACCACCACTATCTACAGATGCGGCTTTCAGATTAGTCTTACGCTGAGTTTCCCCTGCGTCACTTGTCTGTTTAGCCTTAACACCCTTCAATTGCTTGTAGGTACTGAGCAGTTCGTTAGCACTGTCATAGTCATATTCACCATCAGCTTTAGCGTACAAACCAAGGCGAATAGGAGAAGATTTCACCCAATTCACAAAGTCTGTATCTTGAACAATCTGACCAAAATCAGGGTGTTCACTAGACAGCTTTTGCTGAATCTGCATCTTTTTGAACTCTAAAGCCGCTTGGCGACTAGCAAGTACATCAGGATGGTTATCAACAGTCTTGCGAACAGCCGCCTGTGGATTCTCGAAAAAATCTACTTCTGGCTCGTCCTCTTTAACAGGTTGAGACTTTCCCGCAAGATTTTGCTTAATGAGTTCGTCTGCCAATTTGCGTACTTCACCAACCTCTTGGGCTTGCTTCCCGATCAGCTTCTCAGCTTCTTGGTGCATTTTGATAATGGCTGACAGTTCTTTGCCCCGATACTTGTCGGGAATGTCATCATTTTCTTGCTCAATTGTGGTGTGAAGTTGTTGCTTTTCAACGACTTCTAACTCACTTTGCATCTCGTCTGGGTTATCAATCAACATTGTTTTTCCTTTTTCCTGCCACTTTTTGGTTCTAGGAGACACAACGGCATAAATGCTTATGTTGTGGTTTTGCGTTCAGCGGTCAACTTTTCACGGTGTTTATGGTCAAACTGCATATGTGCAGTTGGGAAATGACCAGACCACCCTTCCAAGTTAATGCTTGGCGCAGAGATGATGCGGTTGGCTATACCACCGCACTCACATGGAACGGACTGTAACTCATAATTACAATACCGTTCAATTTTGTGTCCGTTTTCACAGACAAAATCATACATTCTTTTCATTCAATTCCTCGTAGGCTCGTTCGCTGACCTCTTTCAAGGTTTTCAGCCAAGTCAAGATGGAAAGTTCACCTTTTTTGAACATTAAGGTTTTTTCATCAGGAATCACGCTTATATTATTAAGCGACTCTATCATACTGTCAATATCTACAGTCAAATCTCTCCAGCCCTCCATAGACATCATGGAGAATCGTTCTTCATAATACTTTTGTAGTTCTGGTGTCATGCGTCTTCAGCGCCTTCAAACTCGGGCTTTTGCTTAATGATGGCGTACAAGGCGGCACGGTCAGCACCAGCAACGTACTCGTCACCAGCAATTTGTACTTTGCCAGCACTCAAAGGTTGTTTGCCTGCATCACGGGCTTCTTTGGATGCGTAGCCGTAAAAAGTCACTTCTGTGCCTTGGTTTTTGAAGTCCTCTTGGACTGCGCCAATGTTCCAGTATGAAGCTGGAACGCCGTAATCGGTCATGATTGATTTGATGAGTGCCATGGTTTTATCCTACGAGTAAACGGCGGGTTGTACCGCCAGAATCTTTGATTGTGATGTATCCAGTGGGGGTCAACACAGATGCAGTGTATGTACCAAACCTTATGTTACCAGTGCCTTTTGGTGTTAGGGTTAAGTCAATGTCTGTGTCTGTTCCTTGGGATGACATACCCGCAGCAGAACCCGCCGCAGCAGGGTCAGCTCTCAGATAGTTAGCAACATTTGCGCCACTTGTGGTAACAGCAAAACAGATATTTGAGCCGTTATTGTTTTCAACTCTAAAGCCTGGCCCAACTGGATTGCCTTTAACTCGGAGAAACATACCTACACTTGCGTCACTTCCTTGTGTAGAAATTATTGTTGATTGCGTAGTAGCCGAACCAGTTACTTGTACATAGTTAACAGCAGAGGCTGTGTGGGATACACGCATTTGATTAGTTTGGGATGAACCTTGCGTATTGAAATATATTGAACTTGTACCAGCAGACCCAAGCATCAAAATAGAATTGCTTGCGTTACCAGCAAACAACTGTGCGTAACCCGTATTAGGGGAAACAATTAAGCCTGTATCAGAGTTTGCAATATCTCGAATGGTAAGAGGCGGATAGTTCGGATTTGCAGTGTTTGGCGTTACAAATTGGATGCTTGCTAAAGTTGTTCCAGTTGTACTAGCGCCAATGGATTTGATTGTGGTTACAGACCCCACAGTAGCATAAGCAGTTGCACCAGAACCACCACCACCTGAGAATGTGACTGTGGGTTGTTCAACGTAGCCTGAACCAGCGTTTGTAATGGTGAAGGTATTTAAAGTACCGTATGTCAAGTTAAAAGTTGCGCCAGAGCCTGTACCCCCTGTAACAGAAACAGGGTTTGTTGGTGTTGCCGTGTACGTTGATGCCAAGCTAACCGTGACAGCAGTAATTACTCCGCTAGATACAGTTGCAACAGTTAAGGTTGCCGCTGTTGATGCAAAAGTACCGCCAACAATCGTAAGAACATCTCCTACTGTATATCCAGTTCCACCAGATGCTACTGTTCCTGCATTGACAAATACAGCGACCGTTGCAGTTGCCTGAACACCGCCAGCAGTTGTTGGAGCTGTGATTGCAACACTTGGAATGCTTGTATATGCAGAGCCAGCAGCAGTCCTAGTAATAGCAGTAACAGTACCGCCATTGCTGATATTCACACCACTTGAACCAGCGGCAAGGTCAATAGCGCCTGTGCCTTTGGTGTCCAGCACCAGTGAAATATTTGAATCGCTACCAAGGGTTTGGAATTCAACTGCCTTGGTTGTTGCACCACCAGTTAATTGACCGTAATTAGCAGAACCGCCACCACCAATCAACGTGGTGAACGTGCCAGCCGCAGGGGTAGTCCCACCAATTGCTGGAGGGCTTGCAAGATAAGTTGAAAAGCCAGTACCACTAACAGTAGACGATGCGCTTAATGTAGTGAATGCGCCTGTATTGGGTGTTGTATTGCCAATAGTAGGAGGAGAGGATAGATCAATATCTGAACCATTCAAAGCATCCCAAGACAGGCCACTTCCATCAGTCTTCAAATACTTGTTGGCATTTCCAGTTTGACTAGGCAACACAGTACCCGCACCACCAGAAGTAACTAACTTAATCTTTTCTTGCAACTCAGGCGCAACAACTTCACCAACATTGATCTCTTGACCAGTTGACAAGGTAATAATCAAAGAACCATCAAAGTCAATCTTGGCATCAGTAACGCTTACGCCATCTTGACCATCTTGACCATCACGACCATTGATACCATCACGACCATCTTTACCATCAACGCCATTCTTACCATCTAAACCACGCTCGCCTTTATCACCCTTATCGCCCTTTTCAGGAACAATAGATTTGGCAATCTCAAGTTGGCTTTCAACCTTGCGCTCCATCACTTTGATGGCTTCAACAATCAAATCAACATTGTCTTGAACAGCTTGCTCCTCTTGCGCCCTCATAGACACAAGAGTTTCTTCCATCTGATTGATGGCGGCTAACTTCTCATCAAAAGACGAGTCTGCTGCTTCAATGCTTTTGATAAGGTCTTTGATATTAGCCATTTTGCTTCAGACCATCCGTGAGTTTTGTCAGAAAATCTTGTTTGACCTGAGATTGAGCATTAACCTTGTCAGCCATCTGCAACTCAACAATCTTAGACTTGTTCTTGATGTCTTCTTCTTTCAACAAGAGTTCAGCAATCTTAACCCGCTTATCAAACTCCCTTGATGCGGCTTCATCTTCATTAGGCAAGTTCTTAGTAGTTGCGCCAAGCATTTTTGCTTGAACTTCTTGAGGCATCAACTGTGCTTCCATCGACAACTTCACAGCATTTGCCTTGTTTTCTTCAGCCTGAGTGGTCTGCACAGCAATCTGAGCCTGTGCCGCTTGCATAGCCAACTGCGCTTGCATCTGTTCCATCTCTTGAGCTTGTGGGTTAGGCTTGCTCATCTCATCCAAAGCAGAAATCAACTCAAAGCGATTAGTCAAACTAGAGTTAGCCAAGATGCCCTTCAGGATAATCGGCAAAACAGGAGTATTCGGGCCAAGAGTCTGTAACAAACCAATAAACTGCTGTTGCTCATACTCACGAGCAATGATGCCCAAGGTGGCAGTTGGCACAAAGTTCATGTCAACAGAGGGATAACGCTCTGGGTCAAACTGCATATAGCGGAAAGCCGCCTTCTTGATGAACGGAATCAAGAAATCTTCTTGGAAGTTCACCAATGTACGCTTGTACTTCTTGATGATGGATGCCACCGCCATCGACATACCGCCTTGACCACCATCACGAGAGACGTTACTAACCATTCCCTGTGAATCAAGAGTTCCAGTCGCTTGCAACAGCATTCTTTCAAAGTCTTTTGCAGTCGCCAAGTTGTTGGGGTCACTCTGACCAAACTTGAATGGGTACAGAATCTCGCTAGGTGCGCCATTTGTCAGGATTGCCTTGCCTGGCTTGATCTCAAACTTCATGCCACGAGGCAAACGAGTTGCATCCATAGCAATCATGGGGCTTGTGGTCAGGGCAAGTGAGTCTAAGTGGCTGCGAGTCTGTGCATCAATAGCTTTTTGCATATTGAACGCCTTTTCCACCGTGCCACGACCCAACAAACGATTAGGAATCGTGTCATCTTGATAGCTCAAGACTGGACGATCTTTCATCATGTACGGATTTTCTTCAGCCTTCAGCAACAAACCATCGTTGGCAATGACCACAATGGCTTCCACCATGTCTGTGTAGTCTTCAGCGGCTGAATTTTCAGGGAACAACTCGACAATTTCTTTGTTTTCTTCTAAGTTGTTCAGGTATTCACGAGGAACAAGACCGTAATAGGTCAGCAAAAGCACCTTTTCGTCCTGATATTGGCTTACCTCTTGGGTTGGCTCAAGATCGGTATCTTCATAGGTAGGAGTGATGTCTACTTTGCGATAGATACCACGCTCGATACCATCAACAACCTTGTGGATTGAGACGTATTTTTCAATTGCCACGCCCATACAGTCATCAATGCTTGTGCCATTAGGGTCAAACAAGAAGTTCTTAGGATTGATAGGCATGATTTTCACGCCAATTCTGTCCTTTTCCATCACGCCAATAGCGGCTTGACCAACTTGTCCAGGGATTGCCTGAGTCGATGGGACATATTCCTTCTCAGTCTTGACGATGATCTCGCCAATGCCTGTTCCATAGATTTCAGCCATCAACTCGATCTGGTCGATAGACTTCCTGATCTTGTCTTTCTTGAAGTCTTCCATCAATTGAGACTTAATCACCTCAACATCTATAGGGTTTCCACCTATGTCTTGAATATTGTCTTCAATGTCAAAGAAGTCGCCTTGACCAAAGATAGCTTCCATGATCTCAGCATGGCGGGTTTCTACGGCTTGTTGGGTAGCGGGGGTAACGATGCGGCTACGCTCTGATTCACGAGTCTTGTCTTCAGAAGCCCATTGACCACGGAAGATGCGTTCATATTCCAGCCAGTCTGGGAGGAAGTTGACATCACGGTAATCACGCCACCGTTGGCAGTGGTCAACAACAAATGATGTAAGTTCTTTATCAGCCTCAGTTGGCTCATAAAACTGGTTTTGCTCTAATTTGTCTGTTGCCATGTGCTGCCTTTAAATGCCAGAAATGATGTCAATTGGTTGCCACTCGTCTTCATCATCTGCCTCAAAGTATGAGGTTACAGACAACTGGTCAATATAACTTAACGCATCAGGAAGATCGTCATGCACCCCATTAGATGGGAACATAAGCAACTGGTCTACAAACTCAGACCAGTCCTCATCCTTATTAAGCACGATTCTGCCATGCTCAAACCTTCCCTGCAATGCCCAAATGATACGATCTGACTTCTTCTTGTTCCCATGCGTCAAATCCACAATATGAGCATATATGTTGGATTTTCGCATTAAATCCGACAAATAGGGAAGCACCGCATTCTTTAACGCACCACGCTCAATGCCTATGGATAGCGGCTTGTAATCCCGAATTGCCATCAGAATATTAACAGCAGTCGTGCGAATATCCCACCGACCATGCAGAATCTTCTCCACATACCACTTACCCTCATCGGTGACCATCACCACGCAAATAGCGGATTCATCCAACCGCTTCTTAGAGTTGGCAGCTTGTTTAGCCACCTCCTCAAACCCCGCCAAGTCAACAGCCACGAAATAAGAACCCCTATCAGGGATTTCCCCATACTTAATCCAATCTTCCTTGAAGACATCAGAACCGGCATTGTTGAAGCTGGCTAGGTATTCCTGTTTGAACGCAAAGGTGCTGAGTGTCTTCTTGGCACTCTCAATCTCTTTCTCATCAATCAAAGGGTTGTCCTTGGTGGTGAAGTGCCACGACTTCCAATCTTTGTCCTCACCATCTTGCCCCAAGTTGTATATATCGTAGAACCAGTTTCTACCCTTGGGTGTGCCTATGAAAAGTGCCGACCCCTTTTTATCACTCAAACTTGCTCTGATGACTTGCTCCCAAGTCTCAGGCTTAATGTCAGCAACTTCATCCAGAACGGCGTAAGTCAAGGACACACCCCGCAAGGTGTCGGGTCTGTCACTGCCACGCACATATATCTTTGCGCCGTTAATCAGCGTGACTTCCATGTTGTTGACATGGCTCGACTGAATAATCTCACGGCCTACATCCAACAGCACATCCCAGACAATCTGCCGAGCCTGGCCTTGGGTGGGCGCAACGTAAAGCACCGCAGAGCCAGCGGGACAGCTTAACCCCTCGATCAGTAGGGTTGTAACTGCAAGGCGGGACTTACCGCACCGGCGACCGGCAACCACAACCTTGAACCTCGTTTTGTCGGCGTAGACTTCCTGCTGCCAAGGCAATAGCGCAAAGTTCAGATCAGCCATTCTTAGCCTCAAAAATAATAACAGCGGATGGAAAAGGGGCTGAATTCTTTGAACCCCCAAACTTCAAACGACCCTTAATGAAAGTAATCTGACCTTTCATAGCATAGTCATGCCACCACTTTGTATCTGTTCTTGATGGGACAAGGCAGACAACAGTTGCCCCCTGCTGGCTAGATTCGTAGGCTTTTTTCATCCAATGGCCTATTTCCTTGCCATAAGGAGGATTCATCCAACACTTGCCACTCCAATCTTGACTCAAACCATCATCTTCTTTTGAAAAGAATTTTTGGCATTTGGCATTTTCTTGATTGGCGCAAACATCTAAATCAAAGCCGCCAATGGAATCATTCCACTTCTGGAAGAAGTCCATAGGAGTCGCCCACAGCTCAGTCTTGCTTGAGAAATGTACGCTCACTGTTTAGCCTCAATGTCTTGGATGTCTTCTGGCTCTAGCGTAGTTGTCGTGGCTGTTGGTGCGCCAATCCCAGTGATGTTGATCGTGACTGCACTCCTCTGGCTCTTATCCTTCTCAAACATCGAGACAGGTAGGGTACGGTCAACGCACATCTTGATAGCCGCCATCTGTGCGGGGTGGTTGTCATTCAACGCAATGGAAATCATCTTCTCCACCACATCCTTACCACTCGACTTGATAAGCATATCCTTCAGCTCTTTAAGCCGCTGATGGTCAGTCTTAGGGAGGGCGAGTGCTGGATTCCTAGCGTACTCCTGAATCTGACGCTTCAGGCCAAACGTGCCTTTGGGTCTGCCAGCCTTCTTCTTTTCAGGTGCGGGAGGCTCGTCTTGGAGAGTGTCGATATGTTCTATGTTCACGATTGTCCTTGTGTGTTGTGGGCGTGATGGGGGGATTATGGCTTTTTTTCATTTCCTATGGTAGATTTCTCTTGCTGGCGCAAAGTAACCAAGTTAGCTCCTTCTGGATTGTCTAATTACCCACTTGGAACTCCCTGCGTCCAGCAACCCCCTTTTTTTCGTAGTGGAGAGTGGTCTTGTCGGCCCTTTTCGTAGTTTTACTTTCTTCGGTGAGTCGGCGGCTCCCACAATTATCACGACCAAGGCCGACCCCCTCCCCCCTCATATCAAAAATCACCAGTCGCCAGAGTGCAACTGCCAATTCTGGTTATATGAACTGCAAGTCGTTGATTTCATTGATGTTTTTCTGAACGATTGCAAACTGCTGGCAGAATCGGTTTAACACAATGTCCATTATGTTAAGTCAGAATATCTGAAAGCATTACTCGCCGATTGAAAATGAAACTGGATTTGAAACCAAGTCGGCAAATTGTGGATAACTTTTAGTCCGATCTGTGGATAATCTGTGGATAACTCCAAATTTGGCAAATCGGCGGCTGGCAGAACGGCGGAGTGTGAAAGAGGCTGTGGGTGCTTTATCGGGGTACATTGTGAATGCGAATGAGAATGAGAATGATTCTCATTTAATTATTCTTAAAGAAGTTGAATAGTTGTTAGCGAATCAAATGCCTCCAAAACGCACCAGAATCGCCTACAAGCCACTTTTATGCGTGACCCTTATCTACCCCTAAGAAATCCTCCAAGTCTTCCTGTGGCCTGTATCCTAGTTCCCAAAGGATTGAAAAGCATTCCAATGCCACCTTGAACCCCAAACTGATGTCTCCTTGACCGGCGCAGGCAAGGATGGCTTTATCCGCATCAGTAAGGACTCGATTGAAATGGGTGGTATGGATGCTTGCTGGCCTCGACATCACTTCTCTCCAATCGGCTTGTACTTCGGCACATAGTCGCTGCCGCCTTCAAACACATGAAGATCGTTCTCCATGTCCTCGAACCCTGAACCTTTGCCAAAGTCGGCTCCAGGCTTAAAGCTAATGACCTTGGCAGTTGGATACAGTGCCTTGGCCTTGATAACGTCTTGGACGATCTCCTCATTCAAGAACACTTCCATTTCCTCCATGCTCCAGATGGTCAGGTCTTTGCGTTTGTTCTGTAGATTGACCGCATCGTTAACTGTCTGACAGACAGCCATGCGAATTCCTTTCTGGTTCATCCACTCCACAAACCTGATTGGTGGGTTTGGGTCAACCTCGTTATCTTCAGCCCACTTCTCCAGATGGTCATAACCTTTGACCATGCCTTGAACGGCTCGACCTAACCGATCAATGTCCTGAAAGTCCAAAGCATCCCAAACCCTACCCATCTGACCCCAAAACTTCGTCCTAAACTCACTGTCAACTAAAGTAATCAATCGGTCAACACCCCATTTTTCCCAATGTTGTTCCTTGCGCTTGTCCAACTCAACCAACAACGAGTTCGATGCAATCTCAAAATCCGTTGCCTTGCGCCTCGGCACTTGCACCTCTGGAACTTCTCTACGTGATGCTTTTCTAACCATAACTAACCTCCATCAAAAAAAACAGACAACAGACAAACCGACAGTGGACAAACCTCTTGTTCATAGACAAGAGGTGGTTTGTCCACAAAAACTCGGACAGACAATTTGGACATTTGTCCGGTTTGTCCGGTTTGTCTAGTGGATAAACATACAGTAGTGTCATCTTCCAAACCTCTCAGAGTCTGTCTTCAACCACACAAAACCAGACCCGATAACAATCTTTTTAGCGTCAACAAGTCGCTCTCTGGCACGAGTCCAAGCCTTCTGAAACGCTGCTTTATCATCATCAGTACACCCTTTCATAGACCAGAATTCAGCCTTCCAGTCCTCCAAACTCACTCCATAGCGACTAGTACCTTCCACTTCACGATATGATGCTTTAGCCTTAATCACTTTTGTCAGTGAATCCATCTCCAAACGCTGATTTCCACCACTTCCGGCATTGTTTTTAGCGTTCTTTTTTGTGTTCTGAACGATCTCAGAGTTGGCCTGAACAGCTAAAGAGGTGATGGATTCAAACCCCAAAGCTGACGTTGAGACATCAATTGCCACGACATCAAAGCCAATTGCAATGTCATCAGACCCATCTTTTTGCTTGGTCACGGTGATAGTTCCTGAGCCTTTGATGGCTTCATTTGCTGAGTTCACCACACTATCTAACCTATTGATCTCAAGTTCAGTGTCCACGGCTCCAAGCAAAGAGCTATGGCCTCGCAGTCCCTTTGTTACGTCCTTACCGCTGTGATGGATGACTAGCAAGGCACAGTCGTAGAAAGCCTGTAACTTCCCTGCTTGGGTGATGAAACCACCCATATCTTCTGAGGAGTTCTCGTTAAAGCCGCCACCAGACATCCTCATCAAGGTATCCAAGACGATCATCTGGAGCTTTTCACCCACTGCTTCTAGCAAGTCATTAATTGCGCTAATCAGGTTATCAAAGTCTTCTTGGCTCGATCTCAGGTTAATCTGCGCCCTGATGACGTACAAGGGCGCACCATCTGGGCTATTGTTCTTGATCTTGCAAGCCTTAATCCTTGCGCCCAAACCTCCATGACCTTCGCCGGCAATGTAAAGCACCACACCTGACTGCTTGACCGTCTTGCCCATCCAGTCACGGCCTGTAGCTATTGCTTCTGCCATATCGAGGGCAATGAATGACTTGTAACTCGCTGGTGGTGCATACAGAGCTACAAAGGCTCGTCTCGGGATGATGTCCTCAATTAGCCACTCTACTGGCTCATCCTTAATGGAGTCCCAAGACTCAACAAGGTATTTCGACCTTTGCGCTGCATCAGCCGCAACTGCATCAGGTTTTTGTGTCTCAAGTAGCCTCTGTGGGGGCTGAACCTGATAGACTTGAGTTATTGGTGTACAGGCTTTAGCCATTGAAGCCAAGGACTGCCTGTCTGCGCCGTATTTGGTGACAAACTCAAAGGCATCCTCTTTTAGTTCGTTCATGCCCAAATCTAGCACTCTGACGCTCTTGGCTACAGGGATTAGTGCTTCTGCAACCTTAGTGGCGTAACCCCAACCTGAAATGTCGTTATCCGGCACTATGACGATATTTGCGCCTGTGAAGTACTGGTTTAACTCTGGACTCCAGTTGCCCGAACCGGCGTGGCTGGTAGTTGCCACAACTCCCAAGCTGCACAAGGCATCTGCCGCCTTTTCACCTTCAGTGATGTATACCACTCGTCCCGCGGCAGTTGCCTGTAGCAGATCGGGCAGCTTGTAAGGGACGATTCTGCAATCTCCCAACTTACCAACCCTTGAGTTGTCTGGCATGACTCTTAGCGTCTTATAAGTCTTTCCTTTGCTGTCATTGGTCTTGAATCGTTGCTTAACGAACAGAGTTACACCATCCTCATCTGTGTAGTGCCACTCTTGCTGAAATAGCGGTGTCTGGATGTATGGAATTGGCTTGATGCTTGAGAGGTATTCTGGACGTTCAGGGAGACTTGGGAGAAGTCCCATATCCTTGATGGTATTAAACACAGTGTGCTGATCGCAGCCACCATGACATTTAAAGAGGTAGTTGCCATCAGATGATTCTGTGATGGACAGGCTTGGATGCTTGTCGCCGTTGCCTTGACCGTGACCTGCTACAGGGCAAGATGCTAGGTAACCATTCCCTACTTTCTTGGCATTTCCAAGCGTAGTGGCTAATTCTTGTGCTGACATTTAGTTATCTTTCTGTAAGTATTCGCCATGCTGTTGCTGCACACAATGGAACTTGCCCATTTCCAATCGCTTTAAGTCTGTCCACCCTAGCGGCCACCCCATCAGCCACTCTACCCACGGCGGGTTCAACTGACCACCATTCCCTGCTCCCATTAGTCGAGCCTCTTCCACTGTCGTGTTCTTGTTGAGCAAATCCCAACTCCCACTGCCGCCACACATCCCCTTTGTCCTCGGTGTGGGCCAATGCGCTACCACTCCCAAGCCTGGCGACTTCCTGTTTCCTGCTGTCTGGCTGTCCTTCCAATCTCTGGCGTTTGGCGTGGGCAACAATCCAGATTCTGTCCCTCTGATGGTTTGCTCCAACGTCCGCTGCTCCCAACACTCCCCATCTCGCATCAAACCCCATTGAGGCCAAGTCTCCAAGAACTCGTCCAAGTCCCCTAGAAGTGAGCATTGGTGAGTTCTCCACGAAGACGTATCTGGGTCGTACTTCACGAATGATGCGAGCCATTTCTCCCCACATTCCTGATCGTTCTCCATCAATTCCTGCGCCTTTTCCTGCGGCACTAATGTCCTGACATGGAAAGCCACCACTGATGACATCGACAATTCCTCTCCAAGGATGTCCGTCAAAGGTTTGAACATCATCCCAAATCGGGAAAGGCGGGAGAAGTCCATCATTTTGTCGGGCGCACAGTACGCTTGCTGGATAGGCTTCCCATTCAACGGCGCAGACTGTTCGCCATCCAAGGAGTTTGCCGCCAAGTATTCCTCCACCAGCGCCTGCGAAAAGAGCCAACTCATTCATTTCACCTACCAATATTTAAAGGGACAAAAAAACCAGAGTCTCCCCCGAAACTCTGGTGCTGTGAGGTGGTCAGTAATTAGTTGAACATCTCGTCATCACTGATTGGTGATGGTGTGGGTTTGGCAACTGGTGTAGGTGCTGGTTTGGACACTGGTGCTGGCGCTGAGAACTCAGGCTCTGCACCTCCACCGTCTGCCAATGCAGGGGGACGAGCTACCCAACCTGTGACCTCAAAAATCGGCACTCTGGTGCTTCCTTTACCAACTTTTTCGGGGCGTGAACCCTTGTATTCCACGACTGGCAACTTACCGGCATTGGCTGCGGCTTGTGATTCTGCCTGCTTGTACAAGGCTTCAAGCCCCATGTTTGAGCCTGCACCATTTGCGCTCCACTCTGCAATACCCATAGACTTGTTGTAGAAAGTCACCTTGAAGCCACGTTTGTGTTCTGGAGTTGGTTGTGCGCCCTTACGACCCAAAGAGTCATCTGGTGCAAATTCAAAGATGCCAGTTGCGATGAGCATCCAACCAGTCTGAATGTTCTCGATGTCGAAAACAAACTTTTCCATTTGGAATTCACCATCTTGGTTTGACCATGCGTTTGCTTGTGGGCTGAATCGGATGTAGTTACCGTTACCGCCGCCAGAAGAGAGATTTAAGTTCATTTGAAGTTTCCTGTTTAAAGTTTAAAAAATGTGACAGATGTCACGGTGGGGGATTCGGGGGGTCGATTATTGAGTCAAACCTTTGTCTCTTGCAAGCGTTAATCCTGAAGATATGCGGGAAGTTAACGATTCAAGGCTAGGCTTTTGTTCCTTTGTTAGCAGTTTCTCTGCCGCTGCAGGGGTAATGATCTCAGTCTTCATCACTTGTTTAGGGTCAAGTCCCAAGGCGATGAGTCCTTTGTAGGCTTCCTCCTCGTTATTCCATGACCTCAATGCTCTCTTAGGTTGGAGTTGCCATCCATTAATCACAGCACCGGACTCCATGCGTTTGAGGGCATGATCTCTGACCGCCTTGATGTAGTCCTCAACCATGTCAAATTGCGTCAGCAAGACGCTAATCTGTGTCTCTGTAAGCACTGACAATGCAGGTGCATTACTCACCACCTCAACAATCTGCTGCTGTGCAGGGCAAATAGTCTTGGCGGGGCAATACTGACAAGCAGACTCTGATGGCACTGGTGGGAATGCAGGGTTCAGGGCATTCTCAATAGCTGGTTGCAAAATGTAATGCTCCCAATCAACGAGTTCCTGAATCGTCATTGAGTGCTTACGCACCTCACCGTGAAAGGGTTGGATAATCCAGAGTTCAACAGTTAAAATGTCCCGAAACAAGTTGTTCTGGTTGAGGGCTGACAAGGCATATAGCTTGAGTTGCTCACTGTCAGCGTCAACGTAGCCACGACCGGTCTTCAAGTCAGCAATGATGAGTTTGCGTTTTTCTTTGCTAATGCCAATTACGTCAGTTGTGCCGCCAACCTTGCAGAATTGAGTGTCTTGATAGGGTATGAACTGTTCCACCTCAACACTGCCTGCGCCCAACTCATCCTCAATTTTCCAGATGGCTTTAAGGTGTTCAAGGGCGAACTCACAGTTCTCCTCAGTCATTGTGATGCCCTCAAAGACTTTGCCTACATACACCATAGGGTCACTGTCGTTGAGGAAGCACTTTTCTGCCAAGGCATGAATTGCTGTACCTATCTTCGCCGCCTCGCCACCTTCCACATAGGGCATTTGTGCTGACAACTTGGCACTTGCTGGACAAGCAATCCATCGGGATGATGCTGATGCTCTGAGGTTTAGTTGTCCTGTTGCCATGTTTTTCTTTCAATGTGATGATGGTTAATGAGTAATTGGTAGGCGAGTTGCCTTGTTTCGTTTGAGACTGCATGACCCAAATCTTCGGGGTCTAGTATTCGTTTGATGAAGACTACAGTGTCTTGGTTTTGCTTGCGTTCTTGCTCAAGTTGAGAGCCAAGCCAGACAATGTGCGCCCTCAAAACTTCACGTTCTTTGTCATCCATGCTTCGACCCCCACAATGCGATGAGTGCAGCATCTGATCTGCCATCATCCTTGATCCTCTTAAACAGTTCAATCTTGTCAGGGAACAACTCCATTGCTCTGGCTCTTGAGCCATCCTTACCACCAGTGACAGCAATACCTTTTTGCCATGTTTGGGGAGTCACTAGGCTGTTTTTGATGCGTAATGCGCCAAGGATTCCCTCAACGACACCAAGGCTGCGCCCGAAGCTAAAAACGCTTGTAACGCCCTGCCCACTCATTGCAAAAACACGCTCTGAGAATGCTTCTGTAGGGTCAAACTGCTTAATGATGTCAACCAGTTCAGGCACTGACACCTGACGCTTGGCTTTGCCATTGCGGTCTAGGGTGACTGTTGGCATATCCACAACACCAATCAAATCACCATCCTGAACCAAGGCGATAGCACCATTTAGGCCGACGTCAATACCCAATGTGCGCTTAGTCATTTTGACCCCCTTGGAGGGCTGTTAAACGGCTCTGAATCAGGGAATCTACCGATTCTTCTAGCCGTTTTATGGAGGTGACCAGTGGTATGGTCTTTCCAGTGGCGTATCTGGAGACTTGAGAGGGGTCAAGGCCAGCTTGACGAGCAACATCCGTGATGGTGAAGCCAGCCTTTTCAGCCTTTTCCCTAATGGAATCAATGAGTTGCATGGTTTGTGTGTTCATGGGTCTGGATTCTAGAGGACTTTGGATTGATTAGTCAAGTGCTAATTGATTTAATAACCAACTGGAGTGTGTGGGATTAAATGGGCATGGTTTGATTAGGTAGTCAACTCTGATATGATTCATCCATCAGCAACACAAACAGGAGATACAAAATGAAACAAAAATTCAAAGACTACACCATCACCATGCAAGATAACAGCGGTCGCACTTGTGTTGTGTCCATCAATGGCGACTGCATCGCAGAGCAAATCCAAAGCGGTGAGACTGAATCTAGCGCCCGTGACAATGTGGAAAACAATGCCGTTGACCAGGCAATTTATCGCAAAGAAATCAGTTCTGGTGCATGGCTGATTGCAACAACCTATTAACCCCAAGGAAACACAATGAGACTCAATGAAGACGAGATAGACCAGATGAAGGCGGAGGACTTCCACCGCCGACAGTACAACCTAAACCTTGCGGCTCACCCAGATTGCCGTGACCCTGACCATGTTGGTTGTGAACTTTG